ATAAAAACGAAGATGATTTGACATCTATTGCAAATAAGATTGAAGAAGAAAACATTGCAAAACAACAAACAGATGAAATCTACCAACAGACTATAGCCAATGAAAGGCTTAGATCGGTAAGAGATGAGGGTGTTCCAGAAGCACCACCACTCGAAGTTACTGAGTTAGATGAACTACCACCAAGTTTTATAGAAAAAGACTTTGGTATTAGTAAATATCCTAAAAGACAACCACCATCTGAACCAGCAGATACATTGCCTACAGGGAAAGCACCTGATGATAAGTTTGCTGGCAACATCAACTTAGACAAAATTAATGAGCCAAAAGAAATTAAATCTATCATCAAGAAGATTGCTAAAGAAAATGACAGTTTTAAAGAAGCAAGAAGAGGCGTTGTTAAGTTTGGTTCTAAAGGAGAAAACTTAGAAGCATTAGCAAGAACATTGAATGTTTCAGATGCAGAACTTCTCAAAAGAAAGATTGGCCAAGCATTTAACTCCGAAGAAGTTTATGCAGCTAGATTGTTATTTGATGAAGCACTTAAAGATGCCTATGATTTATCAATCATTGCAAAAAGTGCAGATGCTTCACAAGTAGATTTAGTTAGGTTTGAAAATGCAATGGCTAGAGTTGCATCAATACAAGAACAAATAGCGGGTATTACTGCGGAAGCTGGTAGAGCATTAAGATCATTTAGAGAGGCTGTTGGCCCAGCATCATCAAAGAACCCAAAAGTAAGAGATAAAATTATACAAGACTATATAAACTCAAAAGGCGGTACTGTAAGAATACAGGACATCGCAAAAAAAATGTCTATGCTTGAAGATGAAGCACAACTTGCTAAGTTTGCAAGAGATCAATACAAGCCAACTTTTAATGATTATGTCCAAGAGTATTGGATTAATTCTTTGCTATCTTCACCTTCAACACACATAGTAAACATACTTTCTAACACCTTGGTTGCTGGTTTAACTCCGCTTGAGTATTTTGGATCAGCATTAGTAGGTAAATTAAGAAAAGGTGATGACAAAATTACATTTGGAGAAGCGGGAGCAAGACTTCTTGGAAGTGTTTACGGTGCATTAGACGGTGTTAGAGCAGCTAAAAAAGCTATTGTTGATGGAGAGGTTTTAGATCCAATGACAAAACTAGAACTGCAAAGACAAGAAGTAATCCCTGGTCCTATAGGATCAGTCATTAGAACTCCAGGAAAGCTCTTAGTAGCAGAAGATGCGTTTTTTAAATCTATTGGTTATAGACAAGAGCTTTGGGGTAGAGCATTTAGGCAAGCACAAAAAGAAGGCAAAGGTTTGAAGCGTGCGTATGAGTTAATGAAAAACCCTGATGAATGGGCGCCAGATGTTCACTTAGATGCAATACAGGCTGGTAGATATCAAACATTTACCGAGCCTTTGGGAGAAGGAAAGTTTGGTACGCTAGGAGCATCACTACAAAAATCAATAGCAAAGATACCAGCTTTAAGATATATATTTCCGTTTGTAAGAACACCAGTAAATATTGTTAGATATGCGTTTGAAAGATTCCCAGCTACAGCACTTTTTACAACAAAATTTAAAGAAGCCTTAGCAAAGGGTGGCCGTGAGGCTGATTTAGCAATAGCAAAATTAGCTATTGGATCTACAATTACTGCGGGTGTTGCCATGCACGCCTACGCTGGAAATGTTACAGGCAGAGGACCATCTGATCCTAGAGAAAGAGCAGTTATGTTTGAAACAGGTTGGCAACCTTACTCTATAAGAGTTGGTGATAAATATTATTCATATAATAGATTTGAACCTATCGGTATTTTATTTGGTATTACGGCTGATATGGTTGATATCTACAAATATGCAGATAAAAAAAGATTAAATGATGAAGAGATCAGCTTGGGTGAGTTAGGTTCTATGTTGGCCGCCTCAGTCACAGAAAACATTACCAACAAAACATTCTTAACGGGTTTAAGTGATGCCATACAAATATTAAGTGATCCAGACAGGTATGCTGAAGAAAATATAAGAAGATTTGTAGCAAGTTTTGTCCCTACGGTTGTGGCCTATGAAAGAAAGTCCGATGATCCAATTTTAAGGGATGCTCAATCGTTTGGAGATGCTGTAGCAAATCGATTCCCTGAAGTCTTTGGTAATTTAGATATCAGAACATCACAAGATTTATCACCAAAAAGAAATATCTTTGGGGATGTAAAAACATATAAAGAAACATTTGGTGGCAAGTATTCACCTGTTAATGTTAGTCCAATAAAAAATGATGTTGTTTTTAATGAGTTTGTAAACCTAGGTTACACTCCACCATTTCCAAGAAGATTGATCGGTGGTGTTCAATTAAATTCACAACAATATGAAGATTTGTTGTATCAACAAAAGTTATTAGGAACAAAACAATTGGTACAAAACTTAATCCAATCACCTAAATATAAATTTCTTCCAAAACAATCAAAAATTGATGCTATCAATGATATTATTTTAGACCGTCAAAAAACGGCTAGAAAAATAATAGAGTCCAAATATAAAGAAATTATAGGAACACAAATAGAAGAAGTAGTAGAGGAAATAAAAGAGATTTAGAATTATGCCAAGGGCCACAGAAAGAGTTGGTCGATCAGGTGAATACCTCACAGCAGCACTCCTCTCTCTAGTTTCCGATACGGTACTTATTGTTCCTCATGGTTCAGAAGCAGATATAGTTTTTGAACACAGCAATAAACTTTACAAAGTCCAAGTCAAAACTTCATCCAAGATTAATACAGGCAGAGTTAATTGGCGGTTTGATATGCGTAGAGGATCGCATAGTAAAGATAGAGAATATCAAAAACAAGCGGTAGATATCTTTGCTTTGGTTAGTCTTAAATATAGAAATGTAGTTTTTATAAAACCTATGGATCAGAACCAGATAACCATAGCCGATGAACACATGAAGAACAACGATTCTGTAAAGAACCTTAACGATATATTAGATAATATTTAATTATAAATTCTTAATATCAAATCTAATCTTTTGATCTTCATAATGTTTAGCGGAGTTTATCCCTAGAGATAAAAAATACTCCGCCAACACACGAGGATCTTTCTTGGTTGACTTAGCAAAGTCTTTCAAAGAATGAACAAGGTACTTGTTTAAATACAGAGCTTGCCCGTTCTTTCTTTCGTTTTCGATGCTATCATCAAAGTCAAAAAAGTTGCTCATAATTACTCCTATATGGAGATTTCCTTGGTGTACTTGCCTAACTTGTTACCGTTTTTATCACACCCATGAACCATCTCTAGTTCAAGTTCAATATAATGTTTAGCCTTTAACAAGTCTTGAACATTATTTTCCTTATCTCTGGTAATAAGTTTTATAACATTACCTAGACACCAACCAATATTGTTAGCCAATATATATTCAATCGGTTGTATTTTGGTTCTTCTATTGTAATGATCGCCACCTACTTGGTTTCTTGAGGCAAGCATATCAATCTCTTGATCCCACTCTGTACCCTTTTTGGCTTCATCCCATTCCCTTTTTGTAGCATTATCAATCGACATTAAATCTCCTATATTAAATTAATAAATTTATACCATTATTGGTATTCTTGATGTATTATAAGCATTAATTACGAAAAAAGGGAATTCAATGGAAATAAAAGACCAAAAAGATTTTGACATAACAAACACGATAGATGCGGAAGCACTCGCTAAAAGATGGGGTGTAACCAAGAAAACTATTGATAACAGAAGGCTTAAAGGTGAGAGGCCTAATCATTGGAAGATTACAGGCAAGATTTACTATGACCTTGATGATGTTATAAATTACGAAAAAGAGTCTTACATTTCCAGTAATGCCTAGTAAACACGCTTTATTGTCACCATCGGCTTCGGACAAGTGGACGAGATGTCCAGGTATGCCTAAGTTAGCTGCACAAGTACCTTATCAGGTATCAATACCAGCCGTTACAGGTACATTGGTCCACCAAATAAGTGAGATCATAATGAAGGATAGACTAGATGGCGACATAACATTAGAGGATTATTGGCTTGGTAAAGTAGAAAATGTAGAAGATTTTGAGATTGAGATAGATCAAGAAATGATTGATTGTGCCAGAACTTATACAGAGTATGTGCAAGAAAAGACAAAAGAACTTGACGGGAAGTTATTGATTGAAGAACAAGTATCAATAGATGAAATAACAGATAGTTGCTGGGGAACAGCAGATGCGATTATCTTAGCTAAAGATAAGATATGTGTCATTGATTTAAAGTCTGGTAAATGGCCTGTCAAACCTGAAAATAATTACCAGCTAATGATTTATGGGCTTGGTGCGTTGTCCAGATACGGAGATACAGACACTAAGATTGAATTAACAATAGTCCAACCACGAGGCGTTAAGAAGGAAAAGGCTGTCAAGACATGGGAAACCACAGCAGAAAACCTTGTGAATTGGGGATACGATTTCTTAAAACCACGGGCGGAAGCCTGTTTTGAGGAAAACCCTGAATATGTATTCGGGGATCATTGCAAATTCTGCAATGGGCGCAGTCTTTGTGAAACTTATAAATTAAATATGGGAGAAAAATAATGTCCGATAATAATGAAGAACTTACCTTTAGCTTTTCCGATGACGGTAAAGAATACAAGGTAGATGATTTGTCTGATGAACATAAACTTATATATAACAAGGTTATGTTAATCAATAGACAAAAGAATGAGATTGTTAGCAATGCAAACTTTGAAGTTGAAAAGCTAGACATTCTTGCAAAACATTACAGCGATCTACTTAAAGAAGCTGTAGAAGGTAATGATAAAAAGGTTGAGGTGGTTGAATGAGCTTAGCTGATATTAGAACTAAATCAAAACAGAAACCGCCAAGACTTGTTGTCTATGGTGGTGCTGGTATTGGTAAAACAACCTTTGGATCAACGATGCCTAAACCTATTTTCATACTTACAGAAGATGGTATGGGTACGATTGAAGCACCTCAGTTTCCTTTATGTAAATCTTTTGAAGATGCTATGGGCTATCTAAAAGATTTGGTAGAGGAAGATCACGATTACAAAACTGTTGTTGTAGATTCACTTGATTGGTTAGAACCATTGATATGGGATAAAGCCTGTCAAGATAATGGTTGGAGATCCATTGAGCAACCTGGTTATGGTAAAGGTTATGTAGAAGTATTGAAGTATTGGCGACAATATTTAGATTTGCTGAACACTCTTAGAGAGGACAAAGGCATGATTACTTTGCAGATAGGGCACAATCAAATCAAAAGGTTTGAATCACCTGAGATTGAGCCATACGATAGACACGAATTAAAACTGCACCGTAAAGCTGCGGATTTAGTTTTAGAGAACAGCGATTGTTGTTTCTTTGCTAACTATAAACTTGGTACTGTTAAAGTCCAAGGTAAAGGTGGCACGATGACAACAAAAGCCGTAGCTGGAGATGTTATAGCCTATTGTCGTGAGAAACCTGCGTTTCTTGCGAAGAATAGATATGCACTTCCAGATACTTTACCGTTTGATTGGAAGGAGATTCGATCAGCCATGATAGGCGGTAAAGATGGGTAGAGTTGATGATGTCACTAGGAGCAAAGGTGCTTTGACAACGATAGATGTATTATTATCTACACTTATAGACACTATAAACCCTGATAATAATGATCTGCCGATAGATGGCCTTCATCATCTCATTAGTATTAACCAAGACTGCAAGGATCTCATTAACTACCTTAATGATTACCACAGTTATGATCCAGGATAGGAGAAAAAATGGATTTAAGTAAATATAAATCGCAAGTTGACGAATCAAGCCTAGAAACTCTTGAGCCAGGTGTGTATGACTTAGAATACACACAGGATGAAGAGATCACAGGTAGAAATGGTTGGGTTGCTCTAAAGGTTTTATTTAGAGT